ATTAGTTTCATTGTCATATGTCTTGTGTTTATGGCATGGTTTACATAATACTTGCAAACCATCTTTTTCTACAAATAATTTCTTAGCAAATTCGGATAAGTCTTCAAAGGATTTTAATGTACCACATGGGTTTATGTGATCAATATCAATCTCTTTTCTTAAAAACCAATTACCGCAATCAGCGCATTGGTATTCCCACTTTGATCTGCTTTTATATGTTATTGCCCTACGATTATCTTTGGCAACTTCATTATGAGGCTTCCAACCTCTCATGTACCTATTTCTAAGTAATGAACGTAACCATCCAAAGAACGCTGCCTCCGTCATTGAGCCATTATTCCTTGTCTTTGGTTTTCTCATCAATACAAAGGCTTAAAAAATATCTCTATTTGTATCCTTTTAAAAAACTTGTCGTAAGCAATGCTTAACAAGCATTTTGAATTTACAGATAATAAATCAAATCCGTAAAAATCTTTTTCATTAATATAAAACGTTAATAAATCTATTTTCATGGTTTTAAAAATTTAATATTTACTCCGTACTTTTTTAGATTATCTCTTAAATACAATTTACTCTGCATACTTCGTGCAGCATGTCCTACAGTAGCATTAATGTTTACATTTTTAGGGTAGTAATCTTTTCTGTTTATTTTATTTTCCGGATTACCTACACCATCACATCCTACTAGCCATATATTTTTTGCTCCAAGATGTACAAATACACCAATTGCCCTACATACTGTATCACCACATGTAATTACTTTATTTTCTTCCGGCTTATCCATTAAACCTATTTTTGGTATAATATCAAATCCGGTGTTTTTATAATGATCATAAACATATGTTGTTGCATCATTAAACTTATTTAAACCGTATTTAACGTGCGTTGAATCGTATCTAGATACAAATAAGTCTAAATGAGAATAATTTTGCTCTACGTCCTCTATATACGTACCATGAGACAATACAACTGCATCTAAATGCTTATCAAATTGATAACTTTTATTTACTCCAATTGTAAACTTACCATCCCAATAATTGTCAGCATATAAATCCAATGATGAACCACTACCAAATATGTATACTTCGTTTGGTAATTGTTTTGTATAATCTTTTAACAACATTATACTCTCTCTACTAATTCGTAACCAAGAGATAATTCACCTCTTTTAATTTTACCTATGGCTATATCCATTTTGGTTCTACCTCTTCGTATTGAATCATCCGATAATCCAAACACTTGACATGTGTATGGGTACGTTTTTTCAATAGCGATAAAGTAAAAATCAGACGGATTAATACCGAGTACATCCGAATAGAAAACTGCTTGTAAATCATAAGAATATTTGGTTATGTCATATTTAAAAGTACTGCAATCAGAAGTAGTTTTAAAATCACAAACATATAATATTTCACCTTCATGTGAGTAATGCTTGTCCGGACGTATCCTAAAATCTAAACCATCTCTTTCTGCATAAAATGAATGTTCTGCATGAACATCATAATTATCCTCTAGGCTTCGATAAAATTCATTACTATTTAAGTTATCAAACATTCTATTTATTCTAACACTATCAGCCTTTGTAATGGCATTCTTGTTGTCCTTAATAAAATCTTTATAAGCCTTAGTTCTTTTATTACTATTCTCTTCGGGAATGACAGAATATTTGCTCTGAAATTTTTTACTACCCAATTCACATATATCATGAAATTGAGAACCAAACGTTAAAGCATCATTTGGCTCTAAAGGTATTTTAGCTTTTCTTACGCTATGCTTATACACTCCTTTCAAAAAGGAGGAGGATATAATCCCCGCTCCTACTGAATGGTATAATTCGTTTGATAAATCCGGTATAACCTTCTTTATTTCAAACATTAAAACGGCACTTTTTCTTGAGTAACAAATTTCTTTGCATTACCAAGATATACAACGTCTTCACCTTGTTTCTTATTACCATGTGATATGCTAATTGCTTTCCAATTCTCATTATCATCATTTGGATCAACATCGTTATTTACCCATATAGCAACATTTAAATTTTTGTTGTTATATGCTTTACTTTTTAGTTTTTCAATCGCTTCGATATTCAAACTACCTAAATATAAATCAGCCATAATTATTTTAAATCTATTTTGTTTTGTTTTAAAATGGTTAACTGAGGAGCATCCAATATATACTTCCTCAACTCTTTTTTAACTCCTTCGGGATCGCTTTTAAATGCTTTTATTGCTTTATCAAATCTATCCTTTGGAAGTTTATTGGAATTACTATTACCAACGCTACTAGCAAGGTTTGCATCATCATCAACGGACTGTAATCCTAACAATGAACCCAACGTATACCTACGGTAATATGTTACCGCAGAACCCATCTTTTGAGGATCGGATATATCCGGTAATTTCATGCAACTAACTGCAAACTCATTACTATCAATACATATCATTTTACTATACACCAATGTTTCTTCTATTGGTTGTAATAGCAATAATCTATGCTTTTGGAGTAATGGTTGTAATTGTTTAATTAATGAGTTAACGTCAAAGTACTTGCTTTTGTAGAAAGGATTTTTAGCATCTTTACTAATAGCACCTATCTCATTTTGTAAAGCAAATAACTTCTCGTTAAGAGATTTACTTGTCTTTGTCATATATGCTTGTTTATTGTTTAAAAAAAATGTTTAACCGTACAATTGTATAGAATAGATTTTACAACTGCAAATATTTTAGGTTAAAGTTTCTGTTTCAGTAATATCATTATCACCAATCCACTTAATTGTTTTAGTTAAGCCGTTTAACCAATTTGTTCCGGAATTATCTAATAAATCATCTCCGGTAAAAGTTGTTCTAGCCATTTTTAAATCCATTTTAACACCCATTGGGAAAAATCTGCCTTGAGAGCCATTAAACGTTTCAGTAGTATTATTTACACGAAGTAACAACGTGTTTCCGTAAGTATAATTACCGTAATGCATTCCATCTAATCTTCTAACAGAAACCCTATACAATTCCATATAGCACGATGCTAGTAAATGCTGCATTGTACTGTTTGTTATCTTAGTATCACTCCAATCATCCCAACTGTGTTGTGAACCCGTACCCGAAGTTGTTGTAAAACCTATAAATCTGTTTGATCCGGTATTAAACAAACCCGATCCTAATTTTGTTTTTTTATTTTTTTTGTTACTAAAGTTTCCTAATTGAGTTAATTTATATTCTTGTTTTTTTGGAGTAAACCGGTTACTTGTTACTAAAGGTAGTAGTTTCATGTCAGTATAACTTACATCATATGTATCACTATAAGGAGAAGAAATGTTATCTTCATTTACATCCACAACTTTAGCTGCTCCAAAAATATGCATACTTATGGTAAGATTTGCAATACTTGAATTCCAATTCTCAAATCCCGTAATAGTATATTCTTTCCAATTATTTATTTCATTAGTCTTTACTGCTATAGGTAAATAATTATTATCACTACAATTAAATTCTTTTCTAAACATATTAGAAGATAAATTAAACCTACCAACACTTGCCTTTGTTGTACCAAAATTACCACCATCTCTAAATTCTTGCGTTTGAGTGTATGGATATGGTTGTACTACTGCAAATTTAAAGTTATTAGTAGTTGCCTCTACTTGTGGCAAGGCATCGGGCATACTAACCCATGAAACTTCATAATTATCTGCTTCATTATTGCCTTGTATATACCATTCAAATCTTATTGGTATTGGATTTCCAAGAACTTTTTCATATACAACAGTATAATCTTCCTCAAACATCATAAACTTATTGTTGGGATCAAAGAAATTTACACTTCCCGAATCATATCCTCCTCCAAAAATAAAATTGGAAACAATAGTTCCGTTGTGTTGTACTGTTCCACTTTCCCAATAAAATAATCCGTTTTGATAAACTTTTACATTAAATTTTTCATTTCCCGAACCCGCTTGGTTAGGAGCAAAAGTTAAAATAAGTAAATTTTTCTTTAAAGTTTGCCCATCCGGCCGTCCCGTACCACCACCAACCGGTGGCATTCCCTCTAAATTCATTCTCAGTATTCTTTTATCGATCATTGAACTTTGATAATACTCTGATCTTCCAAAACCGTATTCTTTTATAGAACCGCTTACTGCGTATTTTAATTTTGGACTAAACATTATATCTGCTGCCTCTTTTTGAACTAAATTTCTACCTATAGGACGTATTTTAGCAAATGCTTTTAATCCTTTTATATGAGATGAATCTATTTTACAATCGTGAGATTGGGGATAATATAAGTGTGAGTCACAATAATCCATAACAACTCCCGATGGATTTAAATCTACTTCTATAAAAGATTTAGCTATGTCTGTTTGTTCACTTAATACTTGTTGCGATCTTAAAACTACGGCTTCTTGAACATTTGCTCCACTTGGCTCCCACTCATCAAACAAATAAATACCACTTGGATCAGATGCCCCTAAATCTCTTACAGAATCAATGGTTGTTTTTGTGATCATATTATGATCAAACTCTTGCTCTATAATAACCTCTTTTAATGGATATTGCATTGTAAAAGAACCCTTTCCTTCAACTTTTAAAAAATTAGTATTTTTAGTCATTCTTGTTAACCCTTGAGGTACAGTTGTTGTGGTTACATAATTTATTAAAGTAGAACTATCATATCTCCAATTACTTCTTTTAACACAATTAGATGATGCATTTAATGTTAAATCAGATATTCGCATAATACACCAATCTCCATCTCTCTGATATATAATACACCCTAATGCTTCTAAAATTATTTTTAATACTTCTTCCATATTCATTGAATTGGATTCACCTTTTAAAAATGTTTGATGGTGTATTCTTGTTCTGTAAGTAAATTGTGATGCAAAATTACTTCCGTTTGTAATATTTATGTAATAATAAAGATCAGAATCTAAATATATACTATCACCAATAACACCCGTATTGTATATGCATTTTTCAACTATATCTGTAATATTATGATATCCATATCTATCGTTAAGCGTATTTGATTGTGCTTGAAAAACGTCTATATTGTCAAAATATAATTTATTTTTTAATAAATGCAATCCATCATACGCCCTTAAATTTATTAAGTATGGTGGGGATTGAAATGGTTCAGAAAATAATTGAGAGCCAATCCAACCCCTCCAAAATAATTCATTGTTTTTTAATAAATATACTTTAAATGCATCATCTTCAGCAGCAAATAATTCGGTATAATCATCAGATAAACTTTCTTTATAAAAAGAAATATCTAAATAACTTGATCTAAAAGGCGAAAGTAAATCATCTTGAGTTGAGTTGTAAGTTAATTGTATAGGACTGTTATTGCCTTTTAATGTTACTAAATTATCAAGCAGAACAAGAAAAGAACCCGAACCCGTACCCGATTTATATCCTATTTTTTGAACTACACCCGATGTAGGTTCTGTAAGAACCAATCCCCCCGTAGAACCAACCCAAACATCTTGATCTCCATAAGATGTTCCATAATCCATCATACCACTAATCAACACATTTCCACCCGAACTTTGAGGCATATCAGCGTATATTACACCTTGAGCGGGCATTGATGTCGGATCATTTGCTTTTGATCTGTATATTATTCCCGATTGAATATAAACGGGAGTACCTTTATAAAGCAATCCTTGAGCAGCATTATAAGCACTAACATAAACATTATTAGAAGTATCTAAAGTATCTATTTCATATTTTTTAAATATTTCAAGTTTATAATCATTAAATTCTCCTTGAATAATGTCATCAAACTCTAATGTGTATTTTTTTTGATACATAGCCATATTTTATCCTCCTATTGCTCCTTGAAATGTATTTGTTCTATTGATTGCCGTAACTAAATCATTACCGGCTAATCTAAAAACTTGCTCTCCTTGTATTGCATTCATCATGTCCTTAAATCCACCAACACCTTTTCCGTCATTTGCGTTTCCTCCCGTACCTTTAGATGATACGTCAGATGATCCTCCTCTTCCACTAATAGCAGAACTTACAATGCCTAGTGTAGCTGCACCGGCTGCAAATATTCCGGCAGCTTTTGCTGCACTTTGGGCACTCTTGCCCGTGGCACCACCCGTAGCTGCTATACCCGCTTTATATCCTAATGCAAGAATACCAAAATACATTGCATTTGCTGCAAGATCAGCAGCCATACCTCCTAGTGCAGCTTTTGTTGCTAATCTAATTGCAGTACCTAAATCCTTTCCCCCACTTAATGCGGTTTGTATAGCACCTCCAAACGCTGATCCCATGCTACTAGCAAACCCTTCAAGAGCATTTCCCATTGTCTTTTCAAGATCAAGAAAAGTTTTATGAATTAATTTACTATTTTTAAGTATTCCATCTGTTACAAACTCAATTCCACCAAGACTGAAATAATCTTTCCAAAGAAGTGTTATAGGTGCTATTTTGTCGGGTATTTTAATTAATAATTCCGATACCTTATCGGCAATTGATATAGAATCAAGTTCTACTGCCAATGCGATTTGAGGCCTTTCTTTTTCTTCTGCTTTTTGTACGCCTTTAGGTGCTTCGCCTTTTATTGTTCTATATGATTCTCCTAGTTCATTATTTAATCTTGTTTGTTCTACAGTTAAATCAGCTTCTCTTTTTTTAGCATTATCTAATTCTGCTAACATTCCTATATTTTCACCAATACCATTTGTTAACTGTAAATATGATCTTTCTAACGCGATAACTGCTACCTTATCATCTCCGGCAGCAGCAACATTTAATTCATAATTTGAACTTAAAATTCCTATATTTTCCGTTAACTCTTTAACGCGTTTTTTTGTTATAAAAAGTTCATCATTATTTTTTTCAATTTTTTCATGTAAATCAAATGCATCATTTAAATCTTGGACTCTTTTCTCCAAATCCTTCATAGAAAAATTCGTTCCCTTTAGTGTTCTTAAAAAGTTAGGGTATAATTGAAGTAATCTTTCTAATTGTATTTTATGTTGTTCTGTTCCTCTAGCATATTGTAACAATGATTGGGCAATGGCATTAAATTCTTTTTTTTGCTCTTTGTTTAGTTTTATTTCTTTTTCTGAAGAGTTAAAAAATCTTTCCATTTCATCTGCTAAATCAATAACAATATTTAACATTATTTTGGCTATGGGTATAAATTTATCTCCAATAGATATTGCTAAATCTTTTAATGAGGCTTCTGTTCTTGTTACAGTAGTAGCATAGGTGTTAATTGTTCTTTTAGCATCACCAACAATACCATTGTCTGTCATTGCTCTCATTATAATAGATAAACGGGCGGTAGTTTTTGTCATCTCATTCGTTTTTTGAACAGATGTGTCTAAGCCCATATTAAATAATTCTTCTTGTAAAGCAGCCTCTTTTAAGTTTATACCAAATTGATCAAGAACTTCCGGAGAACCCGCCAATGCTGCTAAAAATCTTCTTTGTGCATTTGAATCTTGTAATTGAAAAAATGATGCTAAATCTAAAGACAAGGCTTGCATTTCTTGAGAATAATTTGCAGCTTCTTTACCTCCAAAACCCAATCCTTGAAAAAATGCTTGAAATGAAACCATTCCCGATTGAATATCTGTTTTTACTCTACCTAAATCATCAGATAATGTTTTTGCAAACATTGAAGAATCTGATTGCATAGAAGAAAAAACTCTCTTAAATCTTAAATCAGTTTTTTCAGCCTCACCCGCCATATCTGTCATAGCTTTTATGCCTCTTACTGCCATAGCAACTGACATTGTAACTCCAAGTGCAGATGCTGCTTTACCTATACCTTTTAATGCGGTGTTTACTTTTTTTGCTCCTTTTGTAAATTGAGATGATTCTAGAACCGCTTTTAGCGTTAATTTTTCTTCAGCCATGTAGCAAATTTAATTAATATTAAATAGGTAATTTAATTGCCCTATTTTTGATTTTGTCAACTTCTTCTTTTGTGGGTAATGGTGTTTTTTTCTTACCATTAGAATCATGTGGTAACCTAAACAAATCTTTTGGAGCAATTGTTTTCTTTCTACCCATAGCACAATTAGCTATCATTGTAGATTGATATCTTGTCCTATCCCAATGTTGATTGTGGTTGTGTATGTGTGCCTCTAGTAACCTAATAAAATCTGCCCATGTCAATAACCAAAAAACGTCAGGTGATAAACCCAACGTTCCTATTCCTTGATCTAATATGTCATCGAATGTAGTTAATTTTTTTTTACATCATCTTTAGTTGATTCAATAACATTTCTTGCCATACCATTATTAGAATCATTATCTAAAGTTTTAGAGCCAACCATTGTTTGCATTACTTTTTCTGTATCCTCACTAGATATGTCCATAACCCAATCGTAAAAATCATGAATATCATAATCAATAGTTTTACTATTCTTTTCATCATAAGCTACACATCCGGAATACATTAACCAACATATTGCTTTAGCTTGTTTTTTTCCACCAAATGCCTCATCCATTTCAGCTAATTCAATATCCATACCCTCACAAAATATTGCATAGGTATTCATATTAAATATTAATCCTCTTTTTTTGCTACCTATATCTATAATACAAGTACCTCTGTGTTTGTTTTTTGCCATGAAATTTAATTGTTTAATTTATCATTAAGGATAAGTTACATTACCGGAATCATAAGTTAAAGCACCCGTTCCCGTTAAAGAACCACTAAACTCTACCGGTTGTTCGGCTTCAGCACTTTGCTCTAATGATGATATAATAGCATCTCCATACCAATATCCACCATCTTTACCAAATGCAACTTTTAGTGTTGCTTGTGCAGTAAAATAAGTATATAAAGGTACAAATCCATTTGCACTAGCATCATTTCCTAAATCTAATAATGCACTAAAATCTATACTAAAACTCTTCATACCCGCCATTACTTCCGTCCAAGCACTACTGTCTTTAGTAGAAATATCCGGAGTATCGGCAGAAATAGATAAACTAGCAGATTTTGATAATCCTACTGCTACCCATGATGTAGTTGATCCTACTGTTTGAGGTATGTAAAGTGTTAATGAAGTTCCGTTAATTGCAGCCATATTGTTAATTTTAACTCAAAGATAAATAAAAAAATATATATAATTATGCTACCCCACTTGTTACGCTAAAATCAGCGTTATAAAACATTGATCCTTCATTATCAGCCACTAATTCATAATTAGCTACATAGCATCTACCAACAAATACAGAATTTAAATTACTATCTAATATTTCAAATTTAACTTCTTCACCGGTAATAACTAAATTATCTAAAGTAGTTGTTGGATTTGGTTCAATTGCACCATCTTCCCAATCTACATTAAACAACTCCCAATAATAATCTGTTGTGTCCCACGTTTGAGTTATTCCATCTACAACATATAATCCTTCAGAAGAAAAGTTTGCTGAACGAAAACTAGGCATACTTTCACTCCAACCGGTAACTGATTGACTTCTAACTATACCTTCCCAAGTTTCATCAAGTTGTTCCCAATTGAAGTTTGCAGATTCCCAAAAGTAGCTTTCCTCAATTGCAGATATATCTGATAACTTGGTAGAGATGTCAACCGTGTTTCCACTAAACGAAAAACTGTGAGATTTTGAATATAAAAGTTTATCGTTATCAATATATAAGAGTAAGCTACTTCCATTCATTAACTATTGCTTATAACATCTGCATCAAAGAATAATGATTTGGTGTAATAATCAAATTGCCCATCATCATCATTTAAATACCTTTGTGTAGTTTGCTTAAATACAAACATTGTATCGTTACCGAAATTAGAAGTAGCATTACGAGTTCTAATTAAATTTAATATTGAATTTGATATATCATCACAATCATCTTGCCCTCCGAAATTTAGTGGAAATTTGGTGTGAACTTGTATCTCTACTTCATGCACACCATAAAACCTATCTTTTAAACTATCATCAGCAAAATTAGATGATTGAACTACTATGTAAGGATAATCAGTAAGATCGGTTGGTTTAGCCACTACCGGAACGGCACTAGCATCATGTGTTACATTACCATCTAGTAACCCATATATATACGCTCTTACATTCTTACTAGTATCATTCATATTCTTCTAATCCTTCAAGATATTTGTCCCATAAAAGCAAGAAACTTGGCTTTAATATGAGATGTTTTATATCCTCTACTTTAATTTTATCCTTAATTAAACTAAATTCATCTTCTTTAGCCAAGAACTCTTCAACATCCTTATTTAGAGGCTCTAGAATCTCTTCTTTTCCTTTATGTGGTGTAAGTACACCTTTATCATCTAAAGTGCCGTAAACCTCGTATAATTTAGTCCTAGCCTTATTGATTGATTCAACTTGCTCCTCAATCTTTTTTAATCCTTGTATTAGTTTGTAGGTTAAATCTAAACCTACTCCTTTTTCTGAGGCTTCTACCGCACTAGTTAAAATCATTAAACCTTTGTGATAATCCTCTGCCTCCTTAAATGTGATTGTTTTGTTTTCAAACATTGTCTGTTATATTAATTGTTATACATTCATTTTTACTCATCTTTTGGTATAATCTCTTAAATGCTGATGTGCTATCTGTGCCGTTATTCTTTTGGCTTAACCCATGTGCATTAGATTTTATACCATTATTTAGGAGCAGACAACCATCGGTGTTAGATGTGTCATTTCCTATATGCAAATATACATAGTTAAAGTTTTTTACGTCTTGTATTTCAAAATGATAATCAAACCAATCAAATTTTGCCCTATACTTTTTGGTTAATCCACTTAGTACTTCACGTTTTTTGATGTCATAAGAGCCACAAGGTATTCTTGTTTCACCTTTAACTTTTACATCTCTGTATTCATCCTCTAACACAAAGCATTCAAATTCACCATCAACAAAAAGTAATCCTAAAGTAGAATCATTTTGTGAACTAAATCTCTTTAATTCTAAATTCATGCTGATGCCTCCTCAGATGGTTCTACAATCGTAAGGTTTAAATCCTCTGCTATAATTGTATAAACGTAATTGTCATCTGCACCCCAAGCATCGTATTGCTCACCGCTAATTCCGA